GTGCTGCCGGGTGCTGGTGCTGCACCTGTATCGTGGTCGAGCGTGTTCAGTGGATAGCTGCTTGCGTTGTCGCCTGCTGCTGTGCTGCCGTGCTGGTGCGGGTGCTGGTGCTGGTGCTGGTGATGCTGGTGCTGCCGTGCTGGTGCTGGTGCTCGGCTAAGGAATCCCTTTGCCCGGAGCAACTGGCGATCCACCCCAGCGGGGGAGGGGGATCAGCGGAGATGCGGTTCCGTAACACCCCTCCCGCAGATTTTACCTCTGAAACCGTTTTAAGCGCAACCACGGCATCCCTGCACCCCGCCAACCCTGCAACCCCGACACCCCTGCTGTTCGACAGCCCTGTATCCGTTGTTACGGCTTATACCGTGGTGAAGTGGAGAGCGGTTGAAGTGGATCACGGCAACGGCTTACACGGCATCCCTATTCCCCGATATAGCCATGATCCGCTTCGCGTTTATGATCTACACGCGAGGGAATCTGGAAGATGAAAACGTGTCAAGATTATATTTGTCCAACAGGGGAAAATAGATCAGGTGGTTAGGGTTGCTGATTATAAAGGTGTATGGATTATTCAAGGAAGTTGAGTAATTGGGTTTTGCCCTTTTCGAGTTCCCGGCAGGCTGCGCAGACTTTGCGGTGGTCGAGTAGCAGGGAGTCTCGTTCAAGGGATGCTGCGATGAGTTGGAGTTCAAGGGATTGGGCGAACTGGATGAAGTCGGCCTTGGACTTGAGGGATTGCAGGGCTGCGGTGGTGAGCGGGGTTGGGGTGCTCATTGTCCTAGCAGTATGTCGGCTCTGTCATTGAGTTCATCGCACAGGCTTGATCCCAGATTTTCCGGCCCGTCACGCAGGGCTTTTCTGTAATCCTTGAGTAATCCATTTGTAAGCCGAGTCACACGAATCATTCGTTCGATTGCGGCTGCTACCGCATTACAGTTGTCGGAGCCAGCGGCCCCTAGCTTGGCTGCTTGGATGATGAGGTCGAGGTCGGTCATTGTTCGTTGTCGTTATAGTATTTGCTTAGCGATGTATTCCTTGAGGGTTTCGCCTTCTTCACGGTCTATTGCCCAAGCTATCGTCAGGATTATCCACGCGATAACGATTATCGGGATGGTGATTAGTTTGATGATGTTCATAATGTTTCGGGTTTAATGTTGTTGTCGTTCATAAATTTTTGTCGAGTAGCGCGAGAATTGCGAACCAGTTTTCCTTGGTCTTGAAGTAGATTTCCATCGTCGTATCAACGAGGTATATGTCTATGCCAAACAGCAACGTGTCGTCTTTATAGGCGTAGTAGCCCTTAAAATCGATCTGATTGAACGTGAACATCACGTAGCCGTCCACATAGACTTTGATGCGTCCGTTGTAGATTTTGAAGTCGTAGGTGTGGTTGGTGTGGTCGGTCATAGCTGAATCAGCACATTGTTGATGTTCATTGAAGTAGTTCGATGGGCCATGCGGCGATGATTTCGTTGATAGCGTCTCGCGCATCATCTGGATGGTTACAAGCATGAGCTTGATCGGCGCATACGTCGCTTTGCTTGATTGACCGCAGCCATTTTATCGCCGCCAGCGTGCTTTTCCATCCAGCTTCGGCAAATAGGTCTATTTTTGTAATTAGAGCACCGCCGCTGCGACACAGTTGCAGATAATCTAAATTGGCTTCGCACTTAGACTCGATGAGGGTTAGGTGGTCGGTGGTGTTCACAGCGTCACCCCTTTCACGGATGCGAGTAAGGTCTTGAGGTTGGTGTCGTTCATGGTTGCTTGGTCTCCCTCTGGCTTATCACGATAAAGAGGCTCGGCACACATTGGATAGTCTGCTGCGCCATATTTATGGAATCTTCAAGGCTTGTCTTGCTGTCCATGTGCATACCAAGAAGCGAAGTCGCTAGTGCCATTACCACACAGTTCCAATCGTCCACGCTTCGGCTACTGATTGACTCAGCTAGAATCGGGTCTAGTTTTTTGCAGATTTTCCTATACTTATCTACGTTGAAGTTAATTTTTGGTATGTTCATGGTTGTTGTGTTTTAGCTTGTTCCTTCGCCAGCCGTGCTTCGATTACCTGCTTCCTGCGCCCCTCCTGCATTTTCGCAGCCCAGGCGAGCCGTTGTTCCTTTGTCATTTTGCGCCAGCGGATTTTCCCTCCATCGGCGTATGCTTTGACTTTCCAGACGAGTTTGCAGCGTGGGCATTTCATAGGTGAATGCGTAGGTATCTGGATTTGCTAGTAAGGTCAAGAAGATTTATTGAAAAAAGATTTGACGGATGGAATCGGCATGGCAGTATCCGTGCAGATCGCAAGCCGGAATCAGCGGAGCGAGCAAAGAACTGATGCCTTGGGTAACTAGGGCTACAAGACAGTTGAAACCCAAACCGCTGATTCCGGTTTGGGTTTCGTTTTTCTAGGGACTAGCATTCAGCACTCTCCTAGAGCGGAATCCGGCAATCTGGCTAACCGATGCCACCTTAGCGCATCGGCAGTTAATCTTGTATTTGGTTTTGAGAATTAGTCGTCGAACGGGTGAAACCCCCGTCGCGGCAAGGGGAGCCTCCTTTTGAGGGGCCAAGACAACCGCGCATCCCGTAACAGGGAGGTCGGTCTAGGGAGTAGCGAATCTTTCGCTGAACGCAAAGCGTGTGTCCTCCGTTACCTAGACGATGGTTAAATACCAACGAAAGCTCGCCCGATGCTGGCGGTGGAGAGCATCACTCAAGTGCAGTCGCTTTTCGAGAAATACGTTCACCAAAAAGAAACAGGGAAAACTGAAAGTCAGGCAGAGTGCTGTATCTTTAGCTATCGCCGCCGAAAGCGGGTGTCTCGCAAACACCAAAGCGAAATGCAACGAATCGAATAAGGGACACTCTGTAAAACGTAACACTGGTAAAACAGGGGTCTGGCGTGCGGTGTGCCTCTGTGCAGTCTATTCCATTACAACTATGAACTTAACCCGACATCAACTAATCCATGCAACCGATAAACAGCTTAGGACGATAGGCGTTGTCCGAACTGGCAATTCCGGCTGGCTACGAAAGAGCCTTGATTCCCAATACACAGCAGCACAAGTTGCAGCATTTACTGCTGCTGATACAAGATCAACCGCATCCAGCGGTAAAACTGTTGCAGCGCAAAAGCTGATCAACGATTGCAGCAATCAGTTCAAAAACCTTTTACTGTCTATCCGCGCTGGCGAGATGGTATCTGCACAGGATCACGCGCAGCAGATTCTTAGTCTGCTTAAAAGGTATTGACGTAATCGTTAAACCCCGTAAAAGGTTAACACGTATATGGGATTACCGTTTGACATCTTGACCGGGGAATTGACTGATGAGCAGTTGAATGAACTGGCGGACGAGCAGCTTCGGCGTGAGCGCGAGGATCGGTTTCTTGCTGAATTGGAGCAGGAACGTGAAGCGCGATCTGCTGAACCTGTGTTCTCGATTTAAGGGATATGCAATTACTTCATTGGCTATTCCGCTTTTTGACCGCTCCATTTTTGGCGGTTGGATTTATGGTTCGTTCACGCTGCTTCATTGCACCAAGAGGCTACTCAGAACCGGACGGAGAATATCGCAGTCGCTTCAACTTCGTGTGGTGGTTCTGGCTTCCCCGGCTACACACACAACGTCCAGACACACAGAACCCGCGAGTAATCCGGATCATCTGGCTGTGCTTTGCGGCAGGGCTGGATATATGGGGCGACGAGTCGCGCATAGTTTGGCCGAACTAGCCATGCCGTCACTTGCTGAAACGCAGGCGAAGGACAGCATCGGGTTGCCTCGATTTGAGGAACAGCGATGTGGGGCAATGGTGAATCATGTCAGGAAGAATCGGCTGCTGGAATCGGAGCCGCCCGACTGCACCGGATGCGGTATCGTGATAGCTGGTGGAGGGAAGTATCTGTCATGGAGTTGGGTGTTATGCCGGAGGCTACGGGAATTGGGGTGCGAGTTGCCGATACAGGTGTGGCACATAGGCGAGAAGGAAATGCCAGTATGGGCCGCGAAAAGTTTTGCAGAGATGGGGGTAGAAACGGTCAACGTGCTCAACGTGCTAAAGAAGCACATGGTTCGTCAGATGAGCGGTTGGGTGTTGAAGAATTACGCTGTCACGCATAGCCCTTGGCGTCATGTCATGTTCATAGATGCCGATTGCTTTCCCGTGGTTAAGCCGGAAACGATATTCCAGTTGTGCGAAGGCAAAACGTTGTTCTTCAATGACGTTAAGCCGTGTCATCCGAGCCGCTGGGGATACACCTATTGCGGGTTATCGCCGGATGTGGAATGGGAAACCGGGCAGTTCATAGTGGACAAGGTTGAGGGGTGGATGGGGTTGCGCTGGACGGGCTGGTTAAACGAGCATACCGATTGCTGGTTCAATATGCTGCACGGCGACAAAGGAACTTTCGAGTTGGGTTTTAGAATGTCGGGAGTCCCGATAGAAATGGGGGATACGCCGAAATGGGGTGGATTCGGCATCGCGCATAGCTACAAAGGGGTTGCCGTTTTCGAGCATTGCATGGCTACAAAAAGGGGCGAATGGCCGATGGAGCCGTGGTTGAAGAATCTGTTCAAGGAATGGGATGCGGTGAGTTTAGGGAAGCAGAAGTAGGTCAACGGGGATTCCCGTTCACCTATCGCCCGCTATACACACTCCGCTGCTGCGTCCCATATTTCCCTGCTGGATTGACCTTCTTCAAGTAATCCTCCGGGTTAAACGGCTTTGCTTCCCGCTTTTGCTCATATCCTGCAAGCCCGTTGCGCATTGCCAGATGGATCAGCAGACAGGCGGCATCAGCGTGATCCGGAGAACGGCGAATCCGTTCCTTCATGTCCTTCTTGCGCTCAATCGTCATGCGCTTTTTCTCGTCTGTGCCCATTTTGCGGGCGCATAGTTGCTTGGTGACGTTCGATTGACTATTCATCCCGCCAACCGCCCTATTCATCACCGCGAGACGGGTAGTGCCCCATATCTGACACACCATATTGGCGAACATTTCGCGGGCCTTGCGCTTTTCGCCGGGAATCACGATGCGGTTTTCAGCGATACCGGAGAACGAGATCGCGTGAACGGTGAGGCTGTAAGACTGCTCACGGGCTTCGCGCTCGATGTGCTGCAAAAGGATACCGCCATCACCCGTAACGTCCAAGGCGAGTTCGTGGCAGCTTCGGCTACGGCATTGCTCGACTACCTGCTTTGCAATCTGCACCTCAAAGGCTTCTTTCGATTGCTTCGGCACAAGCGCAATAGCATCGCGCTCCAAGGCAATCATGCGCTTGTAGCGGGCATCAATGTCGTCCTCATGCCTGCCAGAACCGATTTTTCCGAATTGAATGACACAGGGATCGCCTCCTGCGCGGAATCCAAGGTCGAGTCCTGCAAGGGTGGACAGGTTGTTGTCCTGCCAGTTGATTTTCTGGAATGCGCCGCAAGACTCCATCAGCTTTCCCGAAAGAACCTTATCCGACACATCCACGGAAGGAGGGAAACCGTAGAACTGCTTCCAATACATCGGCGCATCCTCGCTTCCTGCATCCGATAGAATCTCTTTGCGGAAGTTCTCGTTCATCAGGCGCGGGAACGGAATCTTGCCGGGTTCCTTGAAGTTTGGAGACTTCGCGCCGTTGAAGTAGAGGCATAGACCGGATGAAGTGGGCCAGCTATCCATCGAATCTTTGTCCAGAGATTTCCAGCCATCGGGATACTTGTCACCGAAAGGTGCGGCATCAATATACATCGGGTCGCCTTCTTCGGGTGCATTACCGAGTCCGATGAATTGCGAGAACGGGTTCGTGTTCAAGTTCACGCGAGCCGTCAATACGCCAACGTCCATAAACGGAAACTCGTCGCAAATCCAGACTACGTGTTCGTTTTTACGTCCAACGATGGATGCAACTACGTTCTTGCCTTCCTGTCCCGGCTTGATGTTGATGCACTTGATAACGTCGCGGAAATCCCGCTCCTTTACCCCGTCCTCATCGCGCACTTCTTCATCGAGGGTAATCAGGTGAAGGGAATCAATGCGCTTGCCGATTTTGAACTTATCAGCCTTGTGCAAGTCCTTCACCGCACCCCATGTTCTCGATTCGCCTGCTTCCGCTGATGTGGTGGATAGGAATACGGATGTGTTAAAGGGTCGCGCCTTCCAGATGGTGTAGGCGTAGGCGGCTGATGCTTGGGTTTTGCCCGATGAACCGCAACCCATCAACAGCAGACGGCGGGAGAAGCAGAACCCTTTTGCCATGCGGAACAGCCAATGGTTGAGGATGCCGTCATTCTCAAACTGGATCGTCTCCGGCCATTGCTGCATCCAGCATAGGATCAGGAACTCGTATTTGAGCGGGTGCTTGTGCGGTAGTGCGCCAAATGTCGCC